ACACTTTCGCACTTAGTGCACTTGATGGTATGTTCCCTTATGGAACTATCCCAAACATAATCCTCTGTAGATACTCCGCATTTACATCTGTAAGTTCTCTTGGCTACTGTGTCTTTCATATTATAATAAATTATAATGGGTTATATGGAAAATAAAAAAAATCAAATATCAAAAAATGTTAAAACAATGGTTGATATCAGAATATTGGAGGGCACAAGGGATCTACGAAATTTTCCGTACGAAACAAAGTGGTAGTGGGTACATGGTCGAATGTCTTATAAACTATATTATGTTAAGTAGTCAGTTTGACAGCCCCTACCCTCTTATACTTTGTACCTATCCAATGCGAAAATATGTATTTTTAATCTATTGATTGTTTACCGACTCTTTCGCATTCGCTAACAATCTAGCATTAATACTTTAATTCAATCTATGTATGAATATATCCATATAGTAGATAATATATCATATATTATATAATATATCCTATATTATATATTGTATCCTATAGGATATATTATATAAGTATATACATTACTATATCCTATACTAATATAATGTATGCCAAACCATGGGCGAATACCTCTTAACAGATCGTAAGTCTGATCCGGATAGGCTAAATAATTTACAATTTTTTCATATTGTTTGATGTTTGTATCTATATAATACCTATATTTACTATGCCATTATAAAACAAATGGCCCTTTATTATGGAAACATTCATAGAACAAATCTTACCAATTCTCTTTACTTGTCTTGTCGCTTACTTTGTTGGAAGCGTTGCAAGATTATTGATTCACCTTTTAATATCTGAACCATGCAAGTAATTAGCCTCTTTGAATTACTAGCTATTAGTGTAGTTAGTATTCTAGTTTATGCCTTTATTAAAACAATTTACGAACACATTAAAAACAATTAACAATGGATAAATATAAAACAGAGTTTGTAAAAACACTACAACCTAATGGCTACGCATCGGAGACATTAATAAACGGAAATATAACAGAGTGCATAAACTATTTAAACAAATTAATAGACATGGGCTTTTTTATTATTGCTCATGATGAGTTAACAATAATTAAGGAAACCGTGCCAAACAGGTACGAATACATAAAAACAAATCTTACATTTCAAAACAAATAACCATGGAAAACCAGGACAAAATAAAACAATTAGAAAAGCAATTAGATTCCGTCTTATCAGCTTACAATATTTTAGAAGAGTATTGTTGCTTGTTAGTTGGTAGTGAAGTTTCTGAAAATGAAACAATATCAGAAGCCAATAAAATAGTAAACGAAGCATTTAATCCATTAGTAATTAATTATAGAAACAAATAAAATAAACAAAATGAAAGTACAAAACCTACAAACTATTAAAGATGTTCAAAAGTTCTTTGAGCATATCGTGTACGATTTAGGAATCAATTTCCATATTGATACACCATTCAGCGACTATATCGACATTGTAACTAAAAAGGCAATGATGTCAAAAAGCGAGGCAATCAGATATGAAATAATGATGGGCAAGGCTATTGATATTTGTAACGCTGAAGGAGTTGATGAATATGAAATCGCTTTAGATATTTTACAATCATTTATAAACGCTTAAAATAAACAAAATGAAAAACACAAACCAGGCGAAAGCACAAAAAGGATTTTTTGAAGTTGAAGGAATCGAAGGAGTATTTGAAGGAGTACATATTGGCGAGAGGTATTCTTATGGAGTAGTTCCATATTTTACCATGAAAACTTGCCTAGAAATTATTAAGCATAATTATCAGCCTTTTTATGTTTATTACGATTTTGATACTGATAAAAAAACATTTGTTGAAATTTGGATTGAAGATGGTAAAAGTAATTTTCATTATGCTTCCAAAATCGAAGTAGATAATATTACTTATTATAACATCGGAAACGGTTGGAGTTGGCTTGATGTTAAAGAGTATGAAATTATTAAAAGAAATATAGATGGCACTATTTTAAAAGTAGTTAAACAAAGAGATTACGATAGATGCGTTTTTATAACATATTTTAATGATGAGATTGTAGGATTAAATTTCCATCAAGATGCTTCAAATGTTCTTTATGAATTTGCAAGTCCTTGCATTCATTTAACTGAAATTTTTGATAGATTAACTAAATCTAGTTTTAAACAAAAATACCTCTCAACAGATCAAGCAATAGACAAGGCTATTGATTTATATACTGAAGCATTTGTATTTCAAGATTAATTAATAAAAAAATACTAGCAAAATGGAAAATATTCAAATTGAGTTAATGGGAGAAACTACCACAATATCTTTACAAGTTTGGACACCTAAAAATAAATGTGTTTGTGTCTATGTTGATTTAGTCAATAAAGAAATAGACAAAATATACCAATTTATAGATGGTGAAGAAATTGAAGATATTAATATTGAACGGATCGTAACTAAATTCATAAACAAAAACATATAAAACAAAATGGAAAATATTCAAAAAATGGTTGAAGATTTATTACCTGATAATCAGGAGGCAATAAAATCAAATGATAACTTAAAATGGGTTGAGGAACTTTGCAACACCATTGGGATACATTATCAAGTAGGCGGAATTAAAATGCAACAAGGCACGATTTATTCTACACATGGGTACAATGTCCATATGTATGGCGATAAACTTTTTACTAGTATCTATTTTAGAGTTGAGCATGATGGTGTAGAGTTTAACAATGATAAAGTTATCTATAAGCAATGCGATAATGAATTAGTAAAAAAGGTAGTAGATTTTAGTACAAAATATTTTAAAAGAACAATTAAATAAAAACACATGAAAAAGATTACACAACAAAGCGTAAACGCTTTTATTAACGATTTGCAATTCAGTAAAGACAATACAATCGTTAAGGCTGGTGGGGAGGTTACAAATCTATTTTTGCACGGAAACCTAATAGCACATAAGATACAAGGAAAGTTATTTATATCTAATTGCGGATGGTTTACTAGAACAACAAAAGAAAGATTAAACGGTTTACCAAATGTTTCTATTTGCCAAAAGAAGGGCAAATGGTACTTAAATGGGGAGTTTTGGGATGGGGGAACTATTGAGGTTATATAAACCTTTAGCCCTTCGCTTAAGGCGTGGCATTCGATTGCAAAAGGGCTCTAATTTATCATCAAAACACAAAACAAATGTTTACACGAATCAACAACGACATTAACGGAAATCCTCGCTATGTCGTACACTTTTTACAAATAGCTGAAAGCTACGAAAGAGCCCTTTTTTTAGGTCGCAAAATTGGAGGTAGGAAATTTCATAATAAACAATATGGGGGTGGTATTGCGTTCCAATCGTATAATATTGAGGCATTGGAGCAAAGGATTAAAGAGTTAAGGCAAGGCGAATATTTAGCCTCTTAACAGATCACGATCCGGGATCATTTTAATGGTTTGAAATGGGCTTGAAAAGGCATGGTATAACTATGCCCAAAAACCCCACAAAAACCTCATTGGATACCTATGCCTAAAAATCCCCCAAAAATCCATGGCAAAAACCTCCTAAAAATCCCATGCGGACAAAAATCTAGTAAGGTAGCAAAAATCTTTTATGATTTCCTTAACAAAAAACCTGCTAAAAAACCGAAATAATTGCAAAAACTTCTTAATTTTACTTACACAAACAAAAACCTTTATTATGAAAATGCTACAAAAAACCGATTATGTCGTTTACAATGTAATATGTAAAGAAGTAAATCGTTGGGACTCAGACAATAAAATTGTTATTTATGGAACAAAAGAAGAGGCGGAATACGACATAATGCCTGGGGTTGATGATATTGCTATTTCGTGTAGCGAATTGCCTCATATACTTCAATTAGAGTTATTAAAACAAATTAACGAATAACTAACCAAAAAACCCATCTATGAATTTTGAATTAATCACCGCCAAGTATGATTGCAGATGCAGTCTTACAGGCAAAAACTTCAGTCGTGGTGACCAAGTGTACTACAACTACGAGGCAAAAACCTTTTTAGATCCTGTGTATCATGAGAACATCATGAGCCAACAAAAATCTCGTGGGGCACAATCCTACTTTGAACGACACAAAAAACTTAATAAGATTTACCCTAACACTTAAAGCACTATCCCTACTAATTAAACAAATTATAATCGTTAGTGGGTTATCCCAATGGGAGTAGGGATATTTTTAACAACCAAAAAACCTTAAACACATGGCAAAATTCGAGTTCGTAACAGAAACAAATGTAGTAACGCAATCAGTAATCTACTACACTAGAAAGGATGAATTATTTATGGAAAATAGCTTAAGTCATAGCAAGGAGAAAGCTTATGACAGATTCATAAACATATCTAGTGGAGTAAAGACTGAACCTATTGTGCAAGTACTAGAAACACGCTATTCAATCACCCAATAAAAACCTGCAATCGTGCACCCAACCCCATCACATCTAAAACAAAAAGGCCTTCGTGACTATTTTATGGTCACAATAGATGCCCACAGGATTAAAAAGGATTACCTCTATCGTGGTATGTTTATCCATTGGGATAGCAAAAAACCCTTAGATAAGTTTTACTACTGGAGAGGAGATTATTTCACTTCTATTGAAGGAGCAATGCGTTCAATCGATAGACATTATAAACTATATAAAAAACTAAAAAATGCTGATTAGAGATTATCGTGCCTTACTAAAGTATGGCGATATAAAAAAGATTTGTGAGGTAACAGGTTACAGTCCTTACCTAATAAAAACTCGTTTAGCTGCGGCTGATGAGGAGATGATAGAAGTTGTAGAAGCTTTCTACGCTAAAAAGATTGAACAACTTAAAAACTCTATCTATGAACATCAAGAATAAAATGGACTACTGGGCTATACCTTCTATTCGTAAGACAAAGCTTAACCCAAGACAAAGAGAGGCAGTTGCTAATGAGATTATAGCCAAGGTCTGTACCTATTACAACATCACTAATGAAGAGATTAGAGGTAAAAAAAGGTACAGAACACTTGTAATGGCTAGACATATGTCTATGTATCTAATAAGAACTAGAGTTAAGTTAAAGCTTAAATCTATTGGCGATTTGTTTGGCCGTGACCATAGTACTGTCATGCACGGCATAGCATCTATACAGGATCAATCAGATGTAGATGAGTTAGTTAGTACTGACATAGAAAACCTTATCAATATTTTATAAATCAAAACACCAAAAACTATGAGTGATTTTTCAAAATGGGATGAGCAAGAACAAAGATTGTTTATTGCTAAAATCATCCACAACATCAACTATTCACAGAACAATTTAGTCCTTATGAAAGCTTTAGTAGAGCTATGGGATACTTACCCTGTTCGTGAGGCATTGTTCTTTACACAAAATTTAATCAACCAAAAAACCCTATCTAATGGAAATGCAATTAACTAATCCTTCGTATGAATTAATCAACAAGGATTCGATGCTTAAACTATCTACTGAATTATCTCAGTTGATAAAAGAAAAAGGACTCTCAAGTAATATACAAGGTAAACAGTTTGTCAATGTAGAAGGTTGGCAATTCGCAGGTGCTTCACTTGGACTAATGCCTATTATCACATCAACTCAAGATTTATCAAATGAAACTGCTATTAAATATATGGCGACTTGTGAAGTACGCAATATTACGACAGGTCAGCTCGTTGCTACTGGTATTGCCTTATGCTCGAATGCCGAAAAAACTAAAAGATACTTTGATGAATATGCTATTCTTAGTATGGCACAAACAAGGGCGATTGGCAAGGCTTATAGGAACTTACTTGCTTGGTTGATGAAGGCTGCTGGATTCGAGGCGACACCTGCTGAGGAGATGGACTTCGCTAAAGAGGAAGCACCTACCAAAAAACCTAAAGTAGTTGAGGTGGTAGCAGAGGAGATTCCTGTTGAAATAGATAGAGTGAAACTTCTTAATGAAATAGGTGCTATAACTAGGATGAAAGATTTAACAGAAGTATTTTTTTCACATAAAGCTTACATTGAGAATGATGAATTTTTAATGAACCTAATGAAAAGCAAAAAAGAATCGTTAACAACAAAAAAGAAATAACATGAGTAATTTACTACCATCTATTGAATTAAATTCAATTACACCATCCAAATTTAGCATAGAATTACTTAAGCAAGTAGTTGTATCACATTTCAGGGAAACAGGCGAGAATCCACTTGAAATGCTCGTTAAAGCAGAAGCATTAGTTCAGTTGTTAGAAGGAATTAGAGCTGAGTTAAAAGAAGATGTTATCAGTCAGTTAGACTTGCATCCTCAAGGCAAGGCGATGGTGCTTGATGCTGAAATTAGTAGAATAGAATCAGGAGTTAAGTATGCCTATGATGGTGACCACACATGGCTTAAGTATAACCAAGAGTTAGAAGCTATTAAGTTTAAGCAAAAGGAAAGAGAATCTTTACTTAAGACCATCAAAGAGCCATTGGTTGATCCTGAAACTGGCGAGATGATTTATCCTGCTCCAAAGTTTAGTACAACAACATTTAAAATATCATTAAAGAAATAACATGAAAGTATTAGCAATCATTAAGTTTTTCTTTATAGCAGTACCAATAGCGGTGCTGCTATTTATAATCTGTGAAACCTATTTTAAAATCAAAGCAATAAAACGATTATTTTGATACTACAATTAGAACAAACAATAGATGTTTTAACCCCTTTAGGCTATGGAAAAGCAATCGCATGGATTGATTACGGAGGAGATACTAACACCATATGGAAAGTGGTGTGTTACGATACAGGAAGAGTGCGTAACTTTTACGATGATGACATACTCGTTTACCCAAATGAAATGGATGGCGGTAAGGTAGATGAGAATTATTTTTCTAAAAGGGAGTTCCATGAAACAAACCAATCATTTATCAAGGGCCTAAAAAACCATTTTAAACCGAAACCAGATGCCGAATGAGATTAAAGGATTAGAGAACTCAATACCAATTAGAATGGTTTATACTGACACTATGGAAGAGGTGCTATTTAAGTCGGCAGCTGCTGCTAGTCGTAAGACAAAGATAGCATCACAAGTGATTCGAGAATCGCTTAACCCTGTTGCTCGTAAGCGTTTTATAGTGGATAATAGGAAGGTGGTTTTTAGAATATCTAAAACTGACACAATATGACACACGGATCGCTTTTTAGCGGAATCGGAGGATTCGATTTAGCAGCCCATTGGATGGGATGGGATAACACATTTCATTGTGAATGGAATCCATTCGGACAAAAGGTACTTAAACATCATTTCCCAAAATCAATTAGTTATAATGACATTACCAAAACAGACTTCACTATTCACGAAGGAAGAATTGACATCCTTACAGGAGGATTCCCTTGCCAACCCTACTCAAGCGCAGGAGAAAGGCTTGGGAAGGCCGATGAAAGACACCTCTTTCCTGAAATGCTTAGAGCAATTAAAGAGATTAAACCCAAATGGATTATTGGCGAAAATGTTCGTGGACTTGTTAGTTGGGGAGGCGGAGTGGTATTCCACGAGGTGTGCTCTGACCTGGAAAGGGAAGGATATGAAGTCCAACCGTTTCTTATTCCAGCTGCAAGTAAAGACGCACCCCACAGAAGAGAACGAATATGGTTTATTGCCTACTCCGATGGCATCAGAAGCGGACAAAGCGGGGATAGGAGACAGACAAAACAGTTTAACGAGGATGGTAAAGAGGGGGTTGTTACCAACTCCGAATTGCACGAGAATAGATATTCCAACAATGGAGGAAGTAAACAAGAGGAAGGAGATTTACGGAGGGGAAAGGAGAGCAATGTACCTGACTCACTTTATAGCGATGGGATTTCTACCAACACCAATGGCATCGGATCATCATGGGGGAACAGCGAAACTATCGGAGAAGTTCGACAGGAGAAGCAATTTGAAGCACAATATAGCTCAAAAGGTTGGCAAAGCTTCCCAACTACACCCTGCATTCGTGGAGGAGATGATGGGCTTTCCCACGAATTGGACTCTATATCCGTTTCTAAATGGTGTAAAGAGTCAATCAAAGGATACGGAAACGCTATAGTTCCTCAGGTGGCATACGAGATTTTCAAGACAATAGAGAAGTTTGAAAATTCTTTGTAGATTTGTCATGAGTGTCGGATACTCATTAAGAACTTATTGCCCTTGATATGAACCCCCAATCCGACTGGGGGGAATTTGATGGGGCTTTTTTATTTTATGAACAGAGATTTTAAGGGAGTTTGGATTCCCAAAGAGGTATGGATGGATGATAAGTTGTCCTGGATGGAAAAGTTATTTCTAGTCGAGGTAGATAGTTTAAATGCTGAAAAAGGGTGCTTTGCCTCTAACGCTTATTTCGGCGAATTTTTCCAATTAAGCAACTCAAGAGTTAGTGAGATCATAAAATCTTTAGTTTCTAAAGGATATATTACTACCTTTCTAATCTATGAAGGTAAGCAAGTAAAACAAAGGATTTTAACACCTACTGTACCTATTCGGAAACTCGAAGGGGGTATTCGGAAAACCGAAGAGGGGTATTCGGAAAAGGCGAAGGGTATTAATACATTGATTAATAATACATCTATTAATAATACTAATAAGTTATATAACGATAAGGAAGCTTTTGTTAAAAGACTAGATGAGTTAAAGGATAAACTAGGCAACCAATATGATTCTTTTTTATCTTACTGGACTGAAGCAGATGCAAAAGGTAAGATGAGATTCCAAGACCAAAAATTCTTTGACATAAGTAGAAGAATAGCTACATGGGTTAAAAACTCTAAAAACTTTGAACCAGTAGCAACACAAAACACCAAAATAAAACTAAAGTAATGCAAGTCATAGACCTACCAAAAAACACAGAGATTGAACGCAATATCCTAGGCTCGTTATTAATAGACAAAAAATCTTTGTCATTAGTAATCAACTACTTAAAAGAGGATATATTCTACGACTATAAGCATAAGCTTGTATTCAGAACCATTAGAGAGATGTACGATAAGAATATCCCAATAGATATTACTACACTCTACCAACGAATCGTAGATGCTAAACAAACGGATCAAGTAAATGCCTACTACCTTTCTGAGTTAACTAAAGATGTGGTATCAACTGCTCACCTAGAAGCCCATATAGAGTTAATAATAGAACTTTATAAGCGTAGAATGTTGGTGGTGCTGGGTGGAGAGCTTGTGGTTGGTGCGACTAATGGCGAGGAAGATACGATAGACTTTATGGCCGAGGTATCCAAAAAACTCATTCAACTACAAGAGTTTGGTAATATCTACGAGAAGATGATGGAAGATATTATTTTATCAATCAATTATTCTCGTGATATGGCTCAAAAAGGAGGTTTATTGGGCTATAACACAGGCTTTAATGAGCTAAACAATACCCTATGCGGATGGGTTAAGCCTGACCTAGTAATCGTAGCTGCAAGACCAGGGATGGGTAAGACTGCCTTTATGCTTTCTAGTATCTATCAACTAGCTTGTTTAGATAGCGTTCCTGTGGCCGTTTTTAGCCTCGAAATGAGCTCCGAACAGTTAGTTGAAAGGTTAGAGTCAATCGGCTCACAACTGCCCTTAAAATGGCTTAGAATGAATACTTTGGATGCTACACAAAGAAAGGTTTTATTAAAGACAGATGACTTACTATTAACTTCCCCCATACATATTGAAGATATGGGCGGTATAAGTGTAACCCAACTCCGAGCAAAAGCCACCATCTTAAAGCAAAAGTATGGAATCAAGGTAATCTTTATCGACTACCTCCAACTTATGAGTGGTACAGGCAAATCAAACCAAAACAGAGAACAAGAGGTTAGCTACATCAGTAGAAGCCTAAAAGCCCTTGCTAAAGAGTTGGAAGTACCTATTATCGCCCTATCTCAATTATCTCGTAGAGTAGAAGAACGAGGAGATAAGATGCCTCAGTTATCTGATTTAAGGGAATCAGGTTCTATCGAACAAGATGCTGATGCAGTTATTATGCTTATGCGACCACATTACTACGAGATGACAGAGGCTATTGAGATTGGTGGAAAAGAATATTCGCCTAATGACTTAGTGGTTTGTAAGGTTGAGAAGAACAGACACGGACAAACACGCAACCTAGCATTAAGATTTTTACCTGAAACAATGAAATTTGAAGATTATGAATAACGAAACATTTATACCAATGCAAGATGTGATTTATAGAATAAACACGCATCCAGACTTAACACCTAAAGACAAGAAAGAGTTTGCCCATATCACTAATAGCTTGTATATGTCAGATAAGGGTAAAGAGAAAATACTTAAACCAACATTAACTAACCAACAAAGAAATAAACTCAAATAACTATGAAAACATTTACTGAACGAGAGGTATTGCTTCAAGTAAAAAGAATTTATAGTAAAGATGAAATAATTGCTGAATTAAATAGGCAATTAAAAGAATCTAATTTTAAAATTGGAATACTTGAAAGTCAAGTTGCTGAACTTGAAGATGAAATAAAAATATTAAAAAAGCCAAATGTTATTAATAAGCACGATGAATATTTAAAAACAATACTTAAGCAATTTGACGATTTAAAAATTAGGAATCGTGAAAATAAACGTAAAAGACAAGACTGGATGGGTAAATATTATCAACTTTTAAACCAAAACAAATAACCTATGAAAACAGCAATGCAAGAATTAATGGACAAAGTTCAGAGTATAAATGAACGATATAAATTGAAAGAAGACGCTAATTGGCTTATGAATGAAATAATTGATTTAATAGAAAATTCATTTGAAAAAGAAAAAGAACAATTAGAAGAATTAAGAGATAAAATAGAAGCATTAGAATATGAATTAAAGGAAGAACGTAATTTTTAACCAAAACAAATAACCTATGAACAAAGAAGAAGTAAAAAACGACATATCCGTAAGTAGTAGATTAAAGCATATAACAGATGAAAAAGACACTAAAATAGCTGACTTTATTATGTATTATGCTTTTAAAGATGAAAAAGAAGTCTATACCAATGGAACAATACTTGTACCATTGTTTAGAGTATTGGATGCAATATCACAAAAAGGTGAACAATATCAAGATGGATAAAATACTTAACCAAAACAAATAACCTATGAAGCTATATACAGAAGAACAAATAAGAGATGCTTTAGATAATGAGGATTTTACTTACATAGCTAATATAGTTATTGCACAAATGCAGCCTATTGAATTACCAACAAATGAATTTATAGAAAAGGCAGCTAATACTCAATCACATTATGAAGGTGCTATGTGGTTAAAACAACAAATACTTAACCAAAATAAATAAACTATGTATCAAACAAGCTTTATCCCACAAGGTTGGGAATGTCCTAAATGTAAAAGGGTTTATTCTCCAACAACACAAATGTGCAGTCATTGCCCTCAAAACAATCAAGGAGTAACAAGTACAGGAACTACATTTAGTGTTGGCACAAGTACAACTTATTCGCATTCATTTGAATCAGATAAAAAATCTTCATCTAAAACTAAATGTAAGATATGTGGTTTAGAAAAATGGCAACATCCAAATATATCATATACTTAACCAAAACAAATAACCTATGAAAACAGCAATGCAAGAATTAGTGTGCTTTATTAATGAAAAATTTAATGAATTTAAAATACCATTAGTACTTGATGCACAACAATTTTTTAAATTAGAAAAAGAACAAATGCTTGAAGCAATTAAATTTGGTCAAAATAACCATACTGAATGGATACCTGAAGATGAAATAATTGCTAAAAATTATTTTAATGATAAGTACGAAGTAGTAGAAGAATCTAACCAAAACAAATAATATGAAACAAGTGTATGTAAGCAACAATCTCGGTGATCCGTTAGAATACGATTACGATTTAAAATATGAGGATGGTAAAACAATATGCCTATACTCAAATAATAGTGAATGGACTGATTTTCTGCATGGACAAGAAGCAGGATTTATTAAAGATATTGAAGATGGATTTGTAGTTAAGGTTGGTGAACAAAAGATAAAACTAGACTACGCAGAAATGCAAGTACTAAAAATCCTTTTACTATCTGATTTAAACGATGCAGATTACTTTGAGATTAGAGAATCAATAACAATTAAAGCATGGCCAAGGGATATAGAAACAGGAGAAAGTTTGAGATAGAAGAAGCAAAGGCTAAGGATGGAACTTACCAGGCTATTAAACTATTCGCTAAGAGCACTAAGGTCATTGTTATACATCAAACCGAAGCACTAAAGAAAAAGTATTTCCTACTTGAGTACGAAAATAATGGTGTACCTAGTGGCATAAGTGACACAAGAGCGGAATTTTTTGCATTTAACCTTGATTTAAGGGATAGAATAGTTTTTATAAGAGCAGAGTTCTTAAGGGTTAAAGCAAGGAGATACTGGAGGATAGGTGAGATAAAAGCAAAGGATGGAATTAAGTATGTTAAGATGCCAACAGAAGAACTAATCAGGTGGTACTAACAATATATTAATAATATATTGTAATTTTGGTACATGGCCTACATATCTGCAAGTGATTTAACAAAGATGATGATGGATTATCTAAAGGATAATGGTAATGAAGTATGGAGGAATAATAACCTAGCAGTTAGAGGCAGAGCATTCATAGGAAAGAAAGGAGTTCCTGACATCATTGGTTATAGCAAGAAGTATGGTCACTTTGTTTGCTGCGAGATTAAAGCTATCGGTGACAGACTTTCTTCGGATCAGATGGTGTTTTTAGAAGAGTTAGCTAACGCAGGAGGAACTGCAATGTTATGTCAGCAGATTAGAGATGAAACAGTAATAGTAAAAATATATAAAGAAGATGGCAAAAGCGATGACTGGAAGTTTGAAAAAGGTGAGCTTCGGCTCAAGGAAACGAGGTAGAGCAAAGAAATCATTTAATAAACATAGTCCTAGGCCAAAAAGTTACATAGGCCAAGGTCGTTAAAACAAAGTAAAATGGAAAAAGTAGAAATAGAAAATAAGATAGAAAAAGCACCTAAGACAGTTAAGAAAGCAAAGGATGAGTTTACAAAAGAAACCTATGATTTTTTGCATCAGGTGTTAGTAGATTTTGCAATAGATACAAAGTATAGACCTCAGCTTAAAGTAATCTTACAGAACGCAAAGGCAGAACCAAAGAATAACAGTAGCATTTAATAACCAAAAATAAATAACATGGCAGCAGGTAAAGAAAAGATTTTCCTAGGAAGGTCACAAACAATGAAAACGGCATTTGGGGAGTTTAAGAAAGTATCATTCGGCCCAGATGATTTAAAGAAGATGAATGATTTCGCAGCAACTAATAATGGTTGGGCTAATATCCTTATCAAAGAAAAGAAAGGTTCTACACCAGGTGAAGCAGGTTTCTATATCGAGCTTGACACTTGGGTTAAAGATGGCCAACCAGCTAAAAATTTACCATTTTAACAAATGATTATGAAAACAAATTACAAAGATGTAGTGGTTAATTTACTAATTTTGCTCGTAGGGGTTTATCTACCATTTGCATTTATTGTAAATGAGTTTAATCCTTTAGCTTGGAATTGGTTTAGTAGATCATTATATGTACTTACTTTAGTAGGTTTAATTACTTACGCTATAAAGGAGTATAAACAAAAATAGTTTTGTGTGTTTTTTTGAAATAAAGGTAAGCTCTGTCGTTTCTACGATGGAGCTTTTT